CCGCAGGACTTCGGTGCAGGCCGATAAGGCCCTTGTGCCTTCTGCTGCTTGACCAGCATGACAGCCGTTGCCGTTTCGTATGTCGGGGCTTTCCTCAGCAGGCAGTGCTGGCAGACTTCCAGCGGGACAAGACCGGGAGAATGGACGCGCGGATTGTGACACGCTGCCATTCCATCCACGCCCACCTGCTCACGATACCCGCACGGCTCCATATCATGTTCCTGCCGGTCGCACTTTCACAAACTCGGGGAAGGTGCCACGGTTCAGCAGGAAACTGTAGTTGTTTCCCGGTGCATATCCCCCATCGCCAAACTCTGCGCTTTCTACTGTGCCGGTGGCCATCAGCCACGTCAACTGCATTTCATTCAGACAGAACAGCTTGTCCGTGCGTGTTGGCACAGTGCCATCATCATTTGCAATGCCGTGATAAATCACCTTGAGGTAATACGTGGTCGCGACTGGTCCGCCAGCCGTCGGACAATGAAGAAACTGAAAGGCCAGTTGAACTGCGTATCGTGGCGGATTGTACGCATTCCCCAGCTTCATCAGCCGCATTGCAATCAGCGGTTCAAGACCACACACGCCATCGCCGCTGATCTTGTAGCATCCGAGATTAGCCGCGCTGCCTCGAAACATGTTGCCGTAGCAACACCACACATCGCCAGGCGGTGGCGTCAATCCGTCACCCAATCCCAACTGGAAACCGCAATCGGCCACCCCGTTCGGGTGCGTCATACGCTGCAGCCTGAACGGCCTGCGGTCAGAGATTTGCTCGAAGCATTCAAAGTCGAAACCCGGCGCAATCGGGTCTCGCTGCTGCAGATCCAGCGTCACCTCAAAGGCGTCCGGAATCACATCGCCCAAACACGCCTCGCACGGGTAATCGAGTCCGCCGCTGTAGTCTGTGCTGTTCGGATATTGTGACGTGCTCGGGAATGACTCCGACCAGCTCGGGTATGCAATAGACTGACTCGCTACGGATGGCGGTTGTGATACTGATTCTTCTCCGCAATGACAGCCGCAACCAATCAACATCTCACGGCCCTCCCGGCGGTGGCGGTGGATTGCTTGCCGATTCGCTCGCCGATCCTGACATGCTCATGCTCATGCTGGCGGATTGTGCAGGGCAGTCCGCTGCGTATGGCTGCCACTCACCGTCGATCCACTCAATCTTGATGTACGTTCCGGCGTCAATTGAAATCTCTTGAAACGGATTCACCACCGTGACAACCTGCCCGGTCGTCTCAAGATCCCCGTTTGTCTTCCGTTGCAACACCTCCGCCAGTGCTGTGCTTCTGTCTGTCAATGTGTTCACTGCCGCCAGTAAATCAGATTGCAGGATTGCCTGACGGTTCAGAGGGCGGACAACCTGCTGCCCAATCATGCGCGACATCACCGACTGAATTGCCTCGGTCAGCCCATTCAGGCTGGCAGCCGTCAGCCGCTGCCCCTTGGCAAACTTCTCCGGATGTTTATCGCCCTGCGTCATACTTGCGCCGTCCACAACGTGTTGAAATTGAACGTCTGGAACATTGGATCATTCGAGTCAGCAGACAGCACCCGGTCATAATCTGCCGTGTCGTCCCGCCACTGGTGATTCCAGCCGTAAACCACATTCGCTTCGGGGTCGTTCGCCACTCGGGGCGATGTCGTCAATGCCTTCTGTGACTTCGCGGAGAATCTCAGCGTGATTTTCCGTGTGCTAAATTGCCCATTTGTGCTGAGGGTGATTTCATCGGAGAAACCCTCAAACAGCAGCGTTTCCGGCCTGAACGTCTGCGGGCTGCCAGGCATTCGGAAATTGCTCTCGTTAACGCACCCCTTCATTCTCTCCAGCGTAATCCAGGGCACTGTCTGAACCTGATGCCATGTCAGTTCGTGCGTGCTGATTGCCTCGGGTATGATTGGCGTAACATCTGCCGGAAGTGCTTTGTTGTCCGTCTCCCACTTGCAGCTTCTGCCCAGCACCGTCCGGAATTCCAGATTGCTCTGCTGCGTGTAAGTGCACCACGTGCCGGCGGGCAGTGGCGTCGGGTCGTTCGGGTCTTGCTGCTGTTCTTCATCAATCTGCATCGGGCTGTAAGTGATCGTAATTTTCGCCAGCGTATCGTGCCTAAGTTGCTGCGTGTTGGGGTCCGTGACGGACTCAACAACCGGCTTCGGTGTCAGCTTGTCAATCGTGAATTTGTCGGCTCGAACCGTCGGCCAGTAAGACGAATACGATGCCGGTTTACCGAAAACGCCGCTGCTGTAATGCGCTGCAATGAATGCCCAGCGGTCATCCCATGCCGGCAGAAAAATGCGGGTGAATGACAGTTCGCCGGACCTGTCGCCGGATTCCTGTGGGCTGTCTTCGTGCTCAACAAATGCCGGGTAACTCATCTGTGTTTATCCCAAAATCGGAACCAGTGGCAGGCCCGTGATTCCTGTGGCAATCGCCCGCTGCACTTCCAGCGACTGTTTCGCCAGTTCCACCTGCTGCTTCTGCATTTCTTCCTGCTTCTTCGGTGCCAGTTGATCCTGCAGCCGCTGAAACATCTGCAAGGCCCCGCCGCGTTCAATCTGCACTTGCTCGGCTGCGGCTGCCATCGTTTGTTCGGCCATCGGTATCAATGCGGGTGCTGCCGGTCGCTCGATTTGCTGTCCCTGTTTTCGCTTTTCCGCTTCGCGTCCGGCTTCCTGCGCTGCTGTGATGCGGCCCTGTCTGATCAATGCCAGTTCGGCCTGCAGTCCCGGCAGAATGCCTGTCAGGTCGCTCGTGCTGCTTTTCAGTGCGGACTGCTGCAGTGTAGGCAGCTCCATCCGTTTTTCGCCACCGAACAACACGCCCGGACTCATGTTGTGGGCAATGGCCTTTGCCGTATCAACGGCCATTGTGGCCATGTTCGAAAAACTGTTGCCGATGTCACTCAGGACATTCGACGCCAGATTCTTCAGGCTGCCGAAAATGTAGCCGATTGCAAACCCCAAATCTTCCAGGTTGTTCCTCATCTCAGTCCACTTCGCCATTGCATTCCCGGCAAAGACGGCAGCCGCTGAACTGGCGTTGTTGATCGGCTCCACAATGCCTTGGATTGCTGACACCATCTGATTCGCCATCGGCAGGAATGCGGTGCCGATCTGAATGGCCAGTTGTTCCACACTGGTCTGCAGCTTACCCAGCATCCCGCCTGTAGTCTGCGCAATACGCTCATTCATGCCGGCCAATCGCCCGCCGCCCGTGGTCAGTCCCTCCAGTGCCTGCCTCACCATGTCGTAAGAAATCAGCCCGTTTTCCATATCTTTCTTCAGGTCCACCATGCTGCGGCCTGTGGACTTGCTGATTTCAAACAACGGCGAAAAGCCGCTGTTAATCAACTGGTTTGCTTCCTGCCCCATCAGACGGCCAGCCGCCTTCACCTGCGCCATACCACGCGCCAGCAACATCAACTGCTCTGCATCGCCCTGTGCCACTTCTGTCAGATTTGTCAGAATGCCGAACGCTTCCTCAGTGCCCACGCCGAAATTCATCATCAGCTTTTGCGCCTGGGACAACTCCTGCAGACCGAAGACGGTTTTCTTGTCCAGCTTTCGCATGTCGTCGAGCAGCGTTTTCGCCTTCTCTGCGCTGCCGGTCAGCACTTCAAACGATATCGCGGTTTTCTCCGCATCCATCGTCAGTTGTGCCATCTTGACCGCGCCCGCAGTCACACCCAATGCCGCCAGCGTGCCACCAATTCCGCTGAATGCACTCCGGATGCCAGACAACGCACTGCCGGTTCGCTTCGCCGCTGCGGTCATGCCGTCCATTGCAGATGATGCACGCCGCGCCTGCGTGTCCACCTGCCGCATCCCGTCGGCAGAAAAAATGACCTGTGCTTCCTGAACTGTCACAGCCATTATTTTGCGTCCTGTTTCTGCCAGATGTCTTCAGGGCACCACATTCCCGCCCACGTCAATGCCTGGTACATCGTCAGTGTGCCGATCTGCTCCGGCGTCCATCCGTACCGCTCGGACATATTCCGAAAGATCGTCGCCCACGGAACTGTCCGACGTGACGGCAGATTGACACCCCCGCCACCGGGTGATTTCAGTTTCCCAGCTCTGGCCGTTCCTCTGCCTTGTGCAGCGCGTGAATGATGGCCTTGATATCGTTGAACCACTCGACGAAGTCGCAGCCCAACTGAATGCCGCGTTCAATCGGCAGCGAAGGCGGAAACTCCTCCGGATGATGCACGGACAACGCCCGCCAAACGGAATACCCGATCCCGCGCAACGATTCGTCAAACCGTTCCTCGTCCTGCAGTGTGGCAATCAAAGGACGTGCTGCCACGTCTGCTGCAATCCTGAATGCAGTTTGCCGCTGTGCAGGATCTTTGATTTCCTCCAATCCTGCATAGGGGCTGCCCATACGCTGCAGGATGGCCTGTTCTTTGAGCGCGTGATCGGCCAGCGTCCGAACCGCCAGCCGATACACGCGCCCGTCTTTTGTCAGTTCGATGGCCCGTCGGCCAATCAGATTAAACAACCCGTCCGCCACGGTTTCTACTCCTCAGAAAATGGTCATGCAATGATGTCAAACGCTGTGCCAGACTTCGACGGTGCGCCCTGTCCGTCGAATGCGTAATCAATCGCCACCGGGTCTCCGCTGTCAGCGTCAAACGTGATCGGCCCCACCTCAGTGATGACGATGGTGCCGCTGATGTAGTCGTCTGAGTCTGCGTGGAACTGCGCCGCCACTTCGTCACCGCGTGCCAGTGGATGCGCCCCGCCAGCGTGCAGCATGATGGTGACAGTGCCGGACCACTCACCCACGCCAACCGTGGTCTTGCGCCAGCCGCCTGTGCTGTTCGTGGCGTACTTTGCAGACGCTCCGCCGATGGTCAACTCCCACTTTCCAGTGTGGTCAACCTCGGTCGGAGATGCCCCTGTTTTGAACGTCATGGACTTGCCGGTAAACGGTGTTCCTGCGGGCATTTTATTTGCTCCTTATTACGGTTTTGCGGTTGCTGAATAGAGAATACCAATTTTCAAATTCGTGGCTGTTGTGGCCACACCCAGGATTGTCACGAAGTCCCCTGCAGCCAGATCGGCATAAGGTGCAATTCCTCCAGCGTTCACACTGCAGACATAGACCTGCCCGACGGTGAAAGCCGAATTGAATGTCAGGTTTCCACCGTAGCAGTATTGCAACGGCTGGCCGTCGCTCGCCCCGTGCAATGCAATCCCAATGGCCTTGGACGATGCCAGGACATCCGCATCGCAGGGTTTCAGTTTGTTGCTGGCCGTTGTGTCTGCGTACACCGGCTGGCCGGCTGTCACCGTCCCGCCGGCGGTGCCGTATCCAATCAGGCTGGTGGCAGTCTTCACCACGCTCGCCGCTGTCACCGAAACGTCTGCCATGTCTTAGACTCCCACGTGCATCAGATCGAACTGAACCGCCGTCGTCCAGACGCCTGTTGCGTCGTCCTGTGTTGTTGTCATCTGCCCTGACGGCTTTGCGGTCGCAATCTCCACCGCGCTGCCTGTGTATCCCTGATTCTGCCAACTGCTGACGGCCTGCTGCGCGATGGCTTTGCTGCGGTCGTAATCAATCGACATGCAGCCCAGCGTCAACGATGTCCGCCAGCCCTGACTGCTGTTTGTCCGCCAGGCTGGCTCACTCACCGCATCGAACACGACCAGATCATCAAAATACCCATCATCATCCGCGTCATCATCCAGCGTCTCAGCGTACTGATCGACACTGGCCACCAGCCTGTCAACCGGGACAAGGTCGCACAGTGCAGCCGTAGCGGCCCACCATTCGCCTATTGCCCGATCAATGCCAGTCTCTGCCATTATCTCACCGTCGCCTTTTTCTTGCCCGCCTGTGGCCTCAGTTGCTGCTTCAGCGTGTTCCCGATTTCAGCCCCAAACATGTTCAAATTATTTTCCACTGCCGGCTTCAGGAATGGCCTTGCCTTGCCGTCCTGCCTGAACTCCCACATGGCCATGTAGCCAGCCACCTTTTTGTC